CACGAAGGAACTTCATCACTCTGTTTACTGGACGACACGTTTGATCTGCTAATCGATTGACGATCTTACATAAATAGATAACAGCAGTTAACATCTCACCAGTCGATGCCCAGTTGTGATTCACTCCGATACTTTTAAATACATCTTGTACCAAGTTATAGTGGGTCGCTCCGTACGGTCTGTTCATGATGGCAAGCTTCGCTAACTTCCGACTGATACCATACCTTAACCACTCCTGTGCAAGCACACTTCCATCTGCCTGTAGCTCATCGTACACACGGTCAGCAAACTCTTGGTACATATCATTAGCTCTGTCCTCTTCCACTAAGTTACACATACGTCCGATCTCTTTGTCCCGTAGTAATAACGAAAGGATTTGCATACCGTTGTTGGAACAGTCCTGACGAACAGGTAGATAACTAACGTATCCGTACCCCTCCTCTGTGAACTGCTTAAACTCCAAACAGAATCGAAGGAAACAAAACGGATCACTTGCATCAGTCCACCAATCGGTTCCGTGCGGGTCATTCGCTGCTTCAAGTATAAACTTCTGACGCTTACCTACCCACTCCAATCGTTCTTCTCGTGTACCTTTTACTCCCCACATGTTAGCACCGTGTACAAGTACAGCTTCCAAGTCCTCTTCATCCACCACTTGTTGTCCGTTACTAAAGTCCAATAAACTCTTCGCTAAGTCAGACCCTTGTGGATGTAAGTAGTACGGTAAAGCGTATACTCTGCCCCGGTAATCACAACGATACGGAAAGTAGAACTTATCCCACTCACTATATATCTTAGCGAGGTGTAGAATACGGATGGTCAGGTAACGTTTACTACTGTTCGCTTCGTTGACACTCTTGATGTCCTTCTGCTTCAGCTTCCACGCCCGTAACTCGTGCTCGTCACTTCCTGTGTACCTCGGTTGCTCAGGTATCTCACTAAAGTTCGGTATGTTTCCAACCACTCGCTTGTTGTCGTAACATTTTCGAGTAATATCTAAAATCTCTTTGTTAATTTTCCAACTTACCTTCTGAAGTTTATTAACAGCACTGAATGCATGTTCGTAGCTACTCTCGTAATCTTTAAACCAAGACATCGGTTTGCCTGTGAAGAACTCCTGTGGTGGCATATGCTTTAAGCTGTACCCTCCACCCACTAAAGTGTGCCAGTCAATCGGTTCGTCAGGTAATGCCATCTTAAACACTCGGGTAGTTTCCTTCCACGCATCAAATCGTTTGACCCAGTCCGTATAGCTACCACTTGGTACACACAGACGCTCAGGTTTATGTCCCTTCTGACACCCGGCAAAGCCGATCTCCCATATACCAGTCTCGATGCGTATCTCTTCTAACAACCACGCACCCAGTCCCGCCTTACACTTAGTATCCCACAGCGTGAAGCGTTCCTCTTCATAGTCATAGAACTGCTTGAGCTTCATCGCTTTGGATCGGTCGTCAAGGGCAAGTAAATCTTTCTTGTGTGGATGCATCAGCTCCATCGCTTTGTCCCACCTCGCTTGGTTCTCAAATGCTTTACCGATCTTATACGCCATTCTACCAACAGGTAAATTGAACTGAAGGTTATCAAGCAGGGTCTGTAAAGCCATCGATGCTATCTGATACGGACACATATCAAGGACAAAGGTAAGGAACAATGGTGTAGTATGCTCTGTGTTACCTCCGAAGGTGTACATGAAATCATCCACCCGCTTACCTAACCTTGGAGCCATGACCCTCAGTAATCGTTTAGCTGACTCAGTCTGACTCGACTCGCCCTCCGCTCTAAGCTTTGCTTGTCGGTTACGATACGCAGTTCTTCCCCACTCCCTCATACGCCAAGTTGGGCCCTTAGTTTGTTTCTCTTTACTCATTGGTAGTAGTTATTAAACCAACTCTTCGGTTGGTGTCTCTGCTTACTGGTACGATACGCTATCAGATTGCCGTCTTGGTCACGTACATAGTTGCCGTTCTCATCCATCTTGAATCCAGTTATCTGATTGTTCCCCCAAAAGAAGTCGTAACCTCGTTTAACTTCATCGTGGTCAATTAAAGAATAATCAAGTGGGAGATCACTCGGTTCAAATTCAGCGTAGTTTTCGCTCATTTAATAGCTCGGTTCGTATGATGTCTGCTTCAGCTTCCCAAAAGATACCATCGTTACTACTCTTCTTCTCTTGGGTCTTCGATTCGGTTAAAGAACAGGTAATCGTGTATCTCTTCTTCATCCATGTCTTTAATCTTGTCCAAGTGGTACGCTCTTTCTTCTTCTCTCTCATAGTCTTTGTCGTATGGGTTATTGCTGTTTAACCAGTTATCGTAGCTGTTCATATTCTTCGTTCGGGTAAATAATCCTGTTGGTATCTCTCGGTTCATAGCCAGTCGTACATCCAGGCAAGTATAACAAGTCCTACGATCATAAAACAAAAAACTCCAAGTGTACTCATAATGTATTCTCCTTCGGTTAAGCTCATAGTGGATTCTCCGTGTTCTGTCGGATAACGCCCTCAATGGTGGACGCTTTCTCTCGGTTAAACTGCTCCCTCTCTAGCTCGAGCAATCTTTCACGGACACTTAAGTTGTCGGGCATCCGATGCTTAAGCTTTAGGTAGTGTTGGATCAGAGCTTCTAAAGAGTCATCGCATAAATCGTTCATGTCTAAGTATTGATCGGTTAGGTTATCGGTCATAAAGATTCGATGTAAGCTTCAATGCAAGAATACTCGCTCTCGTTGTGGTCATTGTACTTACTATCAAGGAATTGTTGGTAGTGTGCTGTTGCGTTGCTCCACCTTTCATCACATGTCTCATCGTCAGTAAAAAAGCCGTTCACCTCTAGTAAGTGTAAGGTGACATAAGTATAGTAAGCTTGATCGGTTTCTGTAGTAATATTCATTTTAGGTATTGGTTTTTATCGGTTAAAATTATGTTCGTTACAAGTTGTGCCTTCATTCTCCATTCCTTGCAAGCTTTTATCGCAGACATCACAAGTACGAACAGGTAAGGATCGGTTAAGCTGTTTCATAACATCTTTTGCTTGTTCTATGAAATGCTCCTTTGATTCCGCTGTGCCTTGATACTCAGGATGCTGACGACATGCCCATATAAGCTGAGGTGCTGTTAAATACCTCTCTGAGTCTATTCTATAGAAGAAAGCAACCTTGCGTCCGTTGTGATCGGTTAGGTATATTGTTACACTCATTCGTCTTCAGTTGTTTGTAAAAGTTCAGGGTCATTTATATCAAAAATCTTTTGAGAAAATCTTAGGTTATCATTTTTGTACCACCTCTTGATATAGCACTCACCTTCTATTGAATCGTCAAAGTAATAGGTAAAGTTGCCAATGGTGACATAAAGAGAGTTTTCGGTAGGTTGGTTTATTTTCATGGTCAGGTAAGGTTAAGTGTTTAAAAGCTTTTTACCACGGCACAAATCTTCGTATTCAATTTGGCTTACAACGTGAGTGATAAACTCAATAGAATCCAATTCTTTCTTAACATATAAGTTATAGAATCCTTTCAAATCTTTTTTAGGATGTTTGGCTATAATATACCAGTGATCGTTATTTGTATCGGTTACTTTTATTTTCATTATTCTTTTATTAGTTGTACAGTGTGAAACCTTTGCCCAAGTGCCTTTGCCAGTCTTTGTCCAGTAGCTTTGGCTTTCGGTTTGCTGTTCTCTGTTATTGTAAGGATACGAACAGGTAAGTTTTGTTCGTTTAGAGCGTACACTTCATATTGTCTTTTCATGAGTCGCTGTGGTATTCCATGCAAGCAAGTTCAAGATCATCTACGGATAACTTTGCAAGTTTGTCGTATACTTTCTGTGGACAATCCGTCCAAGTATCCTTTGCAATCATCCATCCAAGTTCAAGTAAGTAAGGAATAAGGTTTTTATGTTCTATGTAAGTATTCATTTTATGTAAGGTCAGGTAAGTTTTAGTTCTTCATTTGTTTATTTAATCGGCAAAGGTAATCATAAGCCGTCATAACATAATACTTTTTAGTGTTTATCTGATCAGCTAATGACTTGCTAAATAGTTCAGTCACAGCTTTGTCAGTTTGTTTGTCTATTACTATGTAAGTGTGATTCATGATGAAAAGATAGAGAACAGAATAGCTACCCAAAAGCCTAGCAATATGAACGGAATGAACTTTTCAAGGGGTGCAGGTGTGAAGAGCTTTGAGGTCTCTTTGTCGATCATGTCGGCAGAGCTTGGAAGTTTGTTAATGATTTTCATATTCGTAAAAGCTTTTATTAGTTAAGTCTGAAAAGACGAAAGCTACCAATTTTACCGCACTCACCATCGTAAGATGCGAGGAAATGTCCAAGACCATCGGCAGAAATAGCATCATCAGCGAATGCGTCAAAGTCATCAATCAGTTTTAGCATCGCATCATTACAAGACTCACAGGAATCACCTCGCAAGCGGTTAATGTCATCAGCGTTCAAGGTTTCAATGTAATCTGCTAAAAAGTCAGCATTAAATGCCCAAACAGACTCTTTGATGTATTCCTTGCAAGCTTCATTCGCTTCTTCTTCATCAGACGCTATGGCATATTCACAACCGCCAATACTAAATACTGGCAAGCCAAAGTAATCGTATTCATATTCGTTGCAGTTCCTAAGCGTTTCAATGGTTTCTTCTAAGGTTATATCTGTATTATTCATTCTGTATTTTTGGTTTGATCGACAGCGGAATTGCCGGCGATTCCTTACCCATGCCATAACCTTGTCAATAGCTCCAACAAAAAATATCGATTTAGTATTTCTATAAGCTGTACTGATTGATGTTATTATGATTGCTTATGATCGTTTGTGATCGTTTCAAGTGGTAAGTGTGATCGTTTATGATCGAAAGTGGAACGTGAAAAAAGAAAAGCAAATGTACAAACACGCATCAACGCATCATGATATGTTGATACGATAACCAAGCTTTTGATCGATAACAAATGAACTAAATACTTACTTGCATACTTATTAAAAGCTCACTCAATCTGCCTAAATCGCATAAAAACTGAGCAGAAAGTAGAATAGGTTAATAAATACTGGTAAAACTAGGCTAAACTTAGTCGTATAATAAGTATTATGTCTAATAACTAGCGATTCTTAAAAGGATAGTGCAACTTTAACTATATCCCCTCCCCTATAAGAATCTTGCGGGTACATG